GTTGTTCAGTCTTTAAGTTTGCAGGGGATGGGGTTAGTGTACAACAGATATTTGCAGGCCCTTCGTGGTCCAACCAAGCAGCAGGCCCCTTAGACGGTAATAACGGGATGCCTGTTGTTATTGAGAACTCTGGCGGTGTGTTTGATATAATCGCGGGAAACCAAATTGATTTCTCTGTAAGCTGTACAACAGCTGAAACAGTAGACGTAGCACTTAGCATAACTTATAGCGCTTAGGATCGCTTATGGCGGCACCAAGTGGCGGCGGTGGTGGCGGTGGCCCTGTAGGGTTTACAGGTAGCTATACCGGACCCGCTGAGTCGGCCGAATATACTAATGATAGGGTTTACGCCTATTCTGGAGGTGTGGATGCTACTGATAGTACAACACCTATTACTATGTTAAAATATACCTCAGGGTCAAAAACCCAAGTTGTTTTATTTCAGTTCTTTGATGCTGATATTGCTTCACATCAACGAATAGTTCAGATTAAATTAAACGGCAGTATAGCGCTCCACAACAATTATGACGGTTCCGATCCGAGTTTTCATAATGAACAGTACCGCGTTATTATTCCGCCATATACCGAGGTTGAGTTTTTAGGAAATATCAACGGGGCAACGAGTACTATGTATTGTACCATGGTTGGAAAGGTGTTACCCAAATAATGCCCACAAAGAGAGAACGTGAGTATTACCGCATGGGTTTTGCGGATGGTCAGCGTGGGGGTTTCAAGGCAATCAAAGAAGAACAAGAGATTAAAAGACCAACTTCAGGATTTACTTGGGGTGGTTCTGACATTGAGGGCCCATTTGAGGATTGGCGTTTACCTGCCAAACGTAAACCTAAACGTAAACTCTCAGCTTGGAATAAGTTTGTAAAAGCTAACAGTAAGAAACCGCGCTTTGTGTTACGATCTGGAAAGTTGAACCTAAAGAAAATGGGCGTAGCATTCAGGAAAACTCCAGCTGGTAAAAAGAAGAGGCGATAATGCCTTACGAGCATCATTCATGGGAACAACTCTTATTCAGATTTCTAATTGTCGCAATCGCTGTTATGGAAGCATTGAGGTTGCAAATATGAGTTTAAACGATTTCTGGCACGATAAAAGGGGGGGGTAACGTTGGATTTAGCACTTTTGATTATTGCCGCTAAAGTTTTTCTTAAAAAAGATGACATAAGCGACGTGGAAAAATTCTGTGGGGAGATGACACCCGGATCGCCCGCGCACCTTCAATGTATTGAAACCTTTCAACGGCTCGAATAATGGCCTATTATTATAATCCCGTTACGGGAAAAGTTGAAACGGTGAACGCTGCTAAAAAAAACGCAGTCGATGAATATTACGGCCAGAGAAGCAAATTAAATTTAGCACGAAACCCTTTTTTTATTGTCGGTATAGCCTTAGCTGTCGGTATCGGGGTTTTTGGTTTTAAATTAAAAGAATTATTCACGTTGGTAAAAGTAGAAGCTAGCGCGGCCGCCGATAAAGTCATTGAGATCGTAACGGACCCCATACAAATCGAAGGTCGAACTGAGAAACAGAAGTTTCTCAATGATTGGAACGCTTGTTCTACCAAATACCCAAAAGGAACGTGGTTTAGGACCGCTAGAATATCCGCGTGTATGCTTGGTAAGGGTTGGACTTCGGAAATCATCGGTGAGGGTTTAGAATCCGCTCTAAAGAAATTATAATTAACGGGGTCGTTTTTTTCACTGTCATATTTTTTAGACCCCAATCACTAGGGAGTTATGGAATTAACCCAAATTATACCCCTATTGTTTATTGGCGAAATCGCAACGATCTTAATTCTTTATCGTTTCGTACTTCGTGAATGGATTGTTGATACGTGGGAAAAAAAACTAAAAACAGAAGGTTATCTAATAGAAATATTGGAACCTGTAATAGCTGAAATAGAAACCAGTACAGAAGAAAGTTTAATGCACTTTCAACGGTCATTTATTGGCACACTTGGCAAAATGACAAGCGAGGCCAAGAAGCTAGACCCTATGACCGATCTCCGTAAAGCAGCTAAAAGCGGGGATTGGACATCTATGTTATTGGAGTATGTAGCGAATAAGTCAGGATTAAGTAACAGTTTACCACTTCCCAAGATAGAAACTAGTACCAAACAAGTAGAAACTAAGTCTTCTTTTGGTAAAATGTAGGTATATATATATAATATATGTATGTAATACTTTATTATTAGTATGACGGCTTATTATTTTCATTGAAAAACCGTGTTGTTTTAATACTACTTTTTATAATTCTTATTATCGAAAGTAAAAAAGAGGTTTGGGATTACCCCCTTACTGGTAGTAATAGTTTTACATACAAATAATATATACCCTAGCCGTTGGGTATCCATGACAAGTGAGAAACAGACCCGAACAAAAATATGTAAATGGTGTGCCTCTGAGGATTTCATTATAGCCCCTGCATACCCCGTAAAACATCGCCGACTACGTTGTGCAAGTTGCCACCGTAAAGAAAACGGTTGTGACTGCTACGATCCTACGTTTTGTAGTTCCGATTGTCAAACAGATAAATACCCCCGATTACAAAAGGCAATGGTAAAATATGGCTAAAGGTAAAGTTGGCCGCCCCCCTCAGACCGATGCCGACGGTAACCGAATAGATAAGACCTTAATCAATTTAACGATCCCCGTAACATTGAAAAACTTTCTTGATAAGCATGTTAAAAACCGTTCTGCATTCTTTACTAGAGTAGTGACTATGCTGTACGTGGGGGAAATATGCCCTAAGTGTTATGGGGATAATCTCAGTGATGTACCCGTCGGTATTGAATGTCTCGATTGTAATATATGGATTAAATTAAAGGACTGTCCAATCTGCGATACACGATATGATACACGTAAGATATTATTGCAAGGACTTACTGAAGTACCAAACCCCCATTATAATCCGGTTGCCAATGTAATTGACCGTAATATTGAATCAGGTTGCTCTAAATGTATGGGAGTTAAAAAATGAACTGTCAAAATTGCGGTTGTCGAATTAGTCTAAGAAGATGGCCGAATGATAAATGTAAATGCGGGGAACTAAAACAATGAGTAAAGAGAACTTATCAGCAGTAAGCAGAAGAAAAGCAGAAGACCGCATTAGAAAAGATGTTATAGTAAAGTGTAAAGTCTGTAATGGGATTATGAAATTCCATAGAGCCAAGACTGATAACTATTATCATTGTGCGATCTGTTTAAGGAATGTAGTGCTAACTGAATTATAAATAGCACTATTCAATAATGGGTTATGGTTGTTAGGCGACGCGGACGGAAACGTTATTCAAGAAAAAAGAGTTTTACAATTTCAGCAATAGAAACTGGAGCGGCTCTTAGCCTAGCTTCTAGTGCAGGAGTGGACACGGCGGTTAAAGCCGCATTAGGTGGCGATCTGTCTGGCGCTTTGGGAGTTATCCAAAGTTCAGTAGCAACCAATAAGAATAAGATAATTGGCACCCTCGGGGCCGCTTACGTTGGCAAGATGTTGGCGAAATCATTCGGTAACGGTCAACTAGCTAAACTAGGACCAGTTAGGATAAAGGCATAATCATGGCAGGACTACAAACAAGAACTTATACGCTAGCAGCTTCGTCTTTGACGGCAGGAACTTTTACATCGATTTCGCAATTGCTTGGTAGCGCTCAGAGTACTACTAATCCAGAATCTATGCGAAAAGTGGTACGGATCTCTATGAGCTGTTCACCTGACCACACAAGCGCAACTGACGGTTGTTCAGTCTTTAAGTTTGCAGGGGATGGGGTTAGTGTACAACAGATATTTGCAGGCCCTTCGTGGTCCAACCAAGCAGCAGGCCCCTTAGACGGTAATAACGGGATGCCTGTTGTTATTGAGAACTCTGGCGGTGTGTTTG